TCAATCGTTCACAGTTAAGGTCACGGGAAGTAGTACCTGCCGAGATACCTAGGATCTGTGTCTGCACTGCACCTGCCACTCCAACTGTACAAGAGTCAGAGTTATTACCGCCAAGGGACGGTGATATAGCAGATGGCGGTGGCGACTTGAGTGTTGTAGTCACTGAGCCTGTCGTGTGAACTGTACTTTTAGTCGTAGAGTCCGTAACGATAGGCTCGGCATGAGCCAACGCAGGTAATAGAAAAGCTATAAGCGCTAATTTACGCATCGTCACAAACTAACCAGCCAGTTGCTATGTATTTATTTTGCGAATAAACAGGATTGCCTCTATGTGTATGAGTCCATGCAGATGGAAAAATAACAATAGTTCCTTTTTTTGGCCTAACTTTAAGACCTTGCTCCAAATACTCTGTCTCGCCCTCACCTTCAACAACATCGTTAAGGTATACAGTATATACCAGCTCCCTAAGCGAATGACGGTTTAAGCCACGCTCGGCGTGAAAGGTATGAAAGCCGCCTTTAGGTCTTGTTTCTTGCACTTTAACATCAACAATGCGCAAGTTCATCCACGCTAAAGAAGGATGATCGTCTATATACCTATTTGAATAGTCAGAAATTACCGACATAAGCGAATCAGCCATTTCTGGGTCTTCTATATCAAAATAAAAGGCTATGTCTTTTCGCTGACTATTAACGTCTTGCCCCCTAGCTGGGGCTTCTATTGATTTTTCTTGAAGCTGCAAATGCCTCTCAATTAAAGCATCACAGAACTCTTCAGAAACAGCATTTTCATAAACGCTTATGAAGTGACTCATGCAATAGCTGCCCTAGCATTAGCCCTAGCTGTAGTCACATCTGCTGGAATAGCCACACCTGTCTCAGCAAAGCGAGTTACATACCAATCAGTTCCAGATAAATAGGCCAAGCTGTCCATGTTAATTATTTCTTGAGCAGTAAGCGGAATCTCTGCTGTTGGAGGATTTGCTGTCCACATCGCAATGTACGAATCAACATCTGCAGCCACGAGGTCTGTGTTTGGCCCATTAGTCCATTCAGCATGACCAGCAGATCCATTCCATTGAATAGCCCATAGGGCGGTCGGGAATGTGTAATCAGCACTACGTGCCTCACCATCTACAACAATTACCTTATCTTCTGTTACTACATTTACTGTTGCCATTTTACTTACCTATTAAGTTATTATCCGTGGAAATCAGCAACTCCCTAGATAAATCATTTGATTTAACCATCTCATTACGAAATGACTCTACAGCCGCTGAAGTGCCTCTAGATTGTGCAGCACCTTCAATAAGCAATGTTGGAAGCCATGCTATTGCACAACCCCAATCCTCTATTTCTTTCCCTGTTACAGGATCTGTGCCAGCTAACTTAGTGAACCAAGCACACCGCTTAATTACATTGTTCTCTGCTGTTTCACATTCAGACCCCAAAGGGCAGGTATGCTCTACCTTCATAACCATAGTATTCTTCCTTAATTAATAATAACATCCTTGTTACTATATCATTCTCTAGTCCTTAGCGCAAATTATAACGTTAATATACTTAGGTGCAAATGCAGTTGGGCCAGCCGAACTAGTAGTTTGTGTACCTGATGCACCAGTAGCGCCCGGAGTTGTTGAGTTAGTGGTTTGGTTGCCACCAGATCCAGAGTTATACGCAGACGAGTTACTTACACTACCAGACATACCGTGACTATGCGAGCTACCACCACCTGTGTTTAAGGTATCAATAGCAGAAGTTTTTTGGTTTTGGCCCCGCTCTCTGACATCGAAGCCTGTATATGGGTAGTGATCCTGATTGCCTGAGTTCATTTCACGCTGGCGGTGGTCGTGACTTGGCATCTGAGCTGTACTAAGCGTATGAGCAGCAGCAGACAAGTTATTACCGTGACTGTGAGCGCCAATACTGTGTGTGTGCGATGGTTGACCATGCGTGTGAGCAGCACTTGTGTGACTGTGTGATCCACCTGTATGCGTGTGAGCTGTGCTTGGTGGACTAGATAAGTTATGTGAACCACCTGTACCACCACCTGATCCACTGACTACTCGTAAAGCTTTGTCGTTCTGTGCTGTGCTTTTAGTCCAACCTGTGGGTGCAGCAGATTGATAAAACACCATCACTGTGCCACTAGGGAAAGGATCGACACCTGTAAGGTTAGCACCACTAATAGCAGGTAAAGCACCTGTTAGCTTACTAGCTGCCATTGTGTTGATGTGTTCATTGTCTATAGAGCCAGCAACATAATGTTCTGAGTTAATAACATCGTTGGCTATTTTAGTACCATCAATTATATCAGCAGCTAAGTGAGCACGATCAATTGAACCATCTGCGTAGTGCTCTGAGTTAATAGCATTATCTGCAATATGTTCGTTGTCTATAGAACCAGCCGCATAATGCTGTGAGTTAACTACATCATTTCCAATCTCAGAAGCACCAACAGCCCCTGCTGCAATCTCAGAAGCACCAACAGAGTTAGCTGCTAATTGGGCAGCGGTAATAGTGCCAGTAGCAAGATCACCACCTACAATAGAACCATCAATGATGTTAGCAGTGGAAACAGAGTTGTTTGCTAATTCACTAGCTCCAACAGCATCTGGTGCAATATCCCCGGCAGCGATAGAGTTAGCAATGATATTGGCAGAACCCACCGAATCATTTGCTAGTTCACTTGCACCTACACAGTCAGCAGCTAGTTGTCCAGCAGTGATAGTGTTAGCAGCAATGTGAGCAGCATCAATAGAACCGTCCACATATTGGTTGGAATCGACAGAGTTAGCATTCATCATAGCCAAGTCAATGGAGCCGTTAGGCATACTAATGTTGCCCGTAAATGTGGGAGAAGCAAGTGGTGCTTTCAAGCCAATAGCAGTAGTTGTAGTTGTTGCATAGTTGGCATCATCACCAAGAGCAGCAGCCAGTTCATTCAACGTGTTAAGGGCTGCAGGGGCTGTGTCAGCTAGGGCGGCAATAGCAGAGTCTGTGTAAGCTGTAGTGGCTACCTTAGTTGTGTTATCACCAGCACTCTGTGTAGTAGTAGTTGGACTACCACCAAGTGCAACACTGTCGGCAATCTTAGCAGTAGTTACAGAGTCTGCACCTAATGCTGCGGTATCAACAGAACCTGCAGCATAGTGTTCCGTATCCAAACTTCCTGCTGCAATATGCTCACTATCAACTGCGTCATCTGCAATCTTAGCACCTGTAACTGCATCAGCAGCTAAATGCTCTGTGTCAATACTACCAGCAGCATAGTGCTGGCTGTCAAGTAAGTCATTGGCAATACTAGAGGCGTTAATACGGGCAGTAGGCACAATGCCAGAAGTAAGACTTGCAGCAGACAAAGTTGTTAGATCAACAGTCGTCCAAGTTAGTCCACCTGCATTCCCTGTTTGTTTTTGTAGGTACTGTCCATTAGCACCTGCGTTAGAGATATGCAAGTTGTCCTCGTCAACAGATTCGGCACTCATATGTATTAGATCAATAGATCCATCTACGTATTGATCAGAATCAACGGAGTTAGCACTCATATGAACAAGGTCAATAGAACCATCCACGTATTGATCAGAGTCAACTGAGTTAGCACTCATATGTACTAGATCAATAGATCCATCTACATATTGATCAGAATCAACAGAGTTAGCACTCATATGAACAAGGTCAATAGACCCATCTACATATTGATCAGAATCAACAGAGTTAGCACTCATATGTACTAGATCAATAGATCCATCTACATACTGATCAGAGTCAACAGAGTTAGCACTCATATGTTCAAGATCAATAGATCCTGCAGCATAGTGTTGACTATCAATAGCATCATTAGAAATCAAAGCTACAATCTCAGCAGCAGTTCTAGGTAAAGGAAAACCCCCTGCAGTAGAACCATCATGAACTACCAAAGTGTCTTTAGTTGTGTCAACAGTAACTTCACGTAAGGCACCTGTAAAAGATGAATGTTCGGAAGTCGTGCCACCACGTAGTTGTAGTAATTTACTCATTGTTATAGACCTCCAAAGTCCATCTGTAAGTTAGTACCAGATACAGTACCGATATTTGTCAAGTTGTTATTCTGACCATCTAAAGTGCCAGCTAATTGAGGGGATGTGTCACCAGCTACAGACGCTATGCCAGCAGCAATAGATGCCCATACACTACTGGTGTAATATTTCAAAGTGTTTACACCAGAGGAAGAGTCATACCATAAGTCACCAGCATCAGGGCTAGAAGGAGCCGAAGAAGAAATAGTGTATTGATTTGCATATCTATTAACGTCAGCTATAGAAGCACCGACTATGTTTACGTTGCTAATGGAACCAGCAGTTAAGTTAATGTTTGAAGCATTAGATACTGCACTGTTAATGTTTGCTGCATTAGATACTGCACTGTTAATGTTTGAAGAGTTAGACACTGCACTATTTATGTTTGAAGCATTATCTGCAACTGAGGTAACATTACTAGATATAGCTGCGAGGGTATTCATATCAGATACTACATCTGCTGTACCTAGGGTGTTCATATCAGCTACGGCATCTGAAGTGCCTAACAAAGTTACTTGAGCGGCTTTACCTGCTACTGTAGTTACATCTGTAGAGATACCAGCAACTGTAGTTACATTAGAAGAGATACCAGCAACTGTAGTTACATTAGAAGAGATACCTGCTGTAGTAGTTATGTTACCTGAAATACCAGCAGCCGTTGTTACATTAGAGGCTATACCAGCAACTGTATTAACATTAGCAATTGCTCCACCAACAACAGTGATATTGTTACCAGAGCCTGTTGTAACGGAAGCTGTGATAGAACCTAAGTCCTCTGTATAAACAAGCTCCCCACCAACAATATTAATTAAACTTTGATTAGCAGCACTAGGAGCCATTGCTACCCAAGCAGAGCCAGTATATACCTTCATAGCTGAACTAGAAGAACTGTAGTACATAGCACCTGTTAGTAAAGAAGCTCCATCATTATCTACAGTAGGATCAGAACTCTTTGACCCAAGAAAACGGTCATCAAATGCATCATAACTAGCAGCCGCAGCAGTAGCAGAGTTTCCTGCGTTTGTCTCACTAGTGGATGCATTAGCGGCACTTGTAGCAGCAACAGTAGCTGAACCAAGGATGGTATCAACATAGACCTTAGTGGCAGCATCTTGGTTAGTAGTAGGATCAGCTACACCTGTAATCTTGTTAGCACCCATTGCTAAGACACCACTCATGGTGTCACCACCTTTAGTTACCTGAAGTGCATCACCTGCATCTACATAAGTCTTGTGTGCAGCGTCTGTGCCAGCCGTAGGAGCGCCTAGGCCAGTAACTTTGTTGTTACCCATAGCAATGGCACCACTCATGGTTCCACCTGCCTTAGCTAGCTTTGTAGCTATTGCAGCAGTAGTAGTAGAAGCATAGTTGGCATCATCCCCCAGAGCAGCGGCCAATTCATTTAGAGTATTCAAAGCTCCCGGAGCAGAGTCTAGTACTGCAGCAACTTCGGCATCAACATAAGTCTTAGTAGCAGCATCAGAACCTTGAACAGGATTAGATAGACCAGTTACCGTGGCAGAAGTAGAAGCATTCATATTCAATGAACCATTGATGGTTACATTAGTAAATGAACTTGTACCTGAACCTGCAGTGATATTACCAGTCACATTACCAGTAACTGCACCAGTGTGAACACCTGCAGTATTACCCGTTACGTTACCTGTTACTGCACCAGCAATTGGGCCTACAAAGTTACTAGCTGTTACGGTTGTACCAACAATAGTACTTGTAGCCGTAGCACCAATCTGAGTACCATCTATAGTACCACCACCAATATCAACAGTAGCTAATACGTTATTACCTGTGCTTGTTACATTACCAGCTAAGTTACCAGTTACATTACCAGCAACTGTACCTGTGTGAGCACCTGTAGAATCACCTGTTAGATCTCCAGATACATCACCTGTTACTGCTCCTGTTACTGCACCAGCAATTGGGCCTACAAAGGCAGTACCTGTAATGGTTGTACCAACGATAGTAGCAGGAGTAGAAGCACCGATAGTAGTAGCATCTATTGTGCCAGCATTAATGTCTGCAGTGGCTGCAATTACTGAAGTAAATGTACCTGCTGCTGGCGTAGTCCCACCAATAGTAGCATCAACAGTACCTGCATTAATGTCAGCAGTAGTAGCTACAAGGGTAGTAATAGTAGCAGCAGCAGGAGTAGCAGCACCAATGACAGTAGCATCAATGTTACCCCCATTAATATCTACACTAGCCAGTGTTGATAAGCCTGTGACACCTAGAGTACCAGCAATGGTAGCATTTTCATGTACTGTAAGGGTGTCAATGTAACCTATACCATCAATGTATAAGTCTTTGAACTCAGAGCCAGAAGCACCAAGGTCTATGTCAGAGTCAGTGACGGGTACGATTGCCCCATCTTGAATGCGTAGTTGCTCTACTGTACCTGATCCTACCTGTGAGAAGAATCCAATACGATTGTTAGTAGTATCAATGACTACTTTGTTTAGTGCATCAACGTCTGCAATGAGAGGTATATAAGCCCCCTCAGTAGAAGAGCCGTCATGCTTGTGACCAGTTGCGAATGCGAAAACATCTCGTAGCGCATTGTACTCTGCGTTAACGGGAGCCGCTTTTATTACTGCGTTTGCAACTATTTCTGCTGCCGATTGTCTAGTATAGCCAGCCATTTATCTTAGATCTCCAGTGCCATAAGTTATTACTAAGCCTTGTATGCTATGACTAGCATCTTGACTGTTTGTTACATATTTAAAAGATACAGACTTACCAGATCCAGATATATTAGTTGCCTGTATTGGCGAGGGGTTGCCACTGAATACAGCCGTAGTATTATAAGTAGCTTCATTATAATAAGCTGCTGCACCTGTAGTAGTCATTGTATAGTTTGTGGGGTTTAGTACATTAATATCTTCATAGTCATATACTACGGATAAAATAATATTGTTATCGCCCTCTGTTCTAAGGTAAGTATTAACCTTATGAAATATCTTACGTTGTTCAGGATTCTCCATGTACAAGTAAGGAGTTTGATATATGCTAAGTATATCTGCACCTGCAAAGGAACTACCAGTTTCTTGTCTGTGTACCTTACCTGTAGATGTCCCGTGTATTACATGTTCAAACTGACCTATGTAACCACTAGAAGCACAAGTAGCTTCAATACCTAGTAGCTGACTAAACTCATAAGAGAATCCTTCTTGAGAATTACGCATAGAACCTATTATACCCTGAGATTCTGATGCTGCAAAGAATATTCTAAACTGGGACTTCTGGCGAATGACAACAGCAGATAATCCATTTAAGTCTTCGTTAATAGATATGTCTTGAAACAAAGATTGAATACCTTTAGATACTGTCTCTAGCTCTACATCACCTATTTTGTTTGTTCCACCTATAGGGCGCATACCATCTTGACTAAGAAATAATAAGTCTCCACCAATTTCAATTACACTATCAGTGGCAATACAACCTAAGTCGTGGGTAACACCCGTCAATGAAAAGGTTGCTGCTGAAGTACCCTTCAGTGCTTTTATTGTGTTAGTACCAAACACGTATAGTGAATCACGGAACTGATTAATAGCTACTATGTCAAAGCCTACATTAATTACTCCGGCACCATTACCTGTAGCAAAGTCTGTCTCTGCTAAAGGTGCGCTAAAGAATAACTTAGTAGGATGTGTTGGATCACCTGCAAGGAACATATGATTAGCGAAGTCTACAGCATACTTGGGATCTGTAGGTGCGCCCGAATGTGTTATCTGTGTGTATGTAGTACCATCATATGTAGCAGCAGGATTAATACCATCTGTAAGTATTACTTTCTTAGTACCATAATTGTAATTAGAAAAACGAACTTTGCCTACACCAGTCATAGTAGGTGAACCACCACAAGTAGCAGCTACCCATGCAGAGGTAGAGTTGTTCCAATAATGTAAGTAGTTATTACCAGAAGCTGGCTTACGACAAGCTAGTATGCCATCTCGTATGCCGTTTACTACGTTGACACCTAAGGTGCTGCCAACACCCGGAACAGTACCATATGAATTGGCAAAGCCACTAATGCGTCTGTAGCCACCTGTCACAGAACTTTCATAGTTAATTAACTGAGTAGCACTACCCGAAGATTGTTCCCCTTGAGCTAGAACGTCACGACTAGTATCTAAACCTCCCTTACAGAAAACTTTTTGTATAGATAATTGATCAGGCATGGCGTTATACCATTCCTACAGAGGTAGATAGATGTGACCTTACAATATAAGTTGATCGCATTGTTAAAGTATCATCCATTAGTACGTTACGCATTGCTTTTATACCATCTTCAAAATATTGCTGGTGCATTTGAGCACTCTGTGCGTTTGAACGGAACTGCATCATATACATCATAGCACCGTCAATGACTACGTGAGAGAATCTCTCAGGTATAACACTTACATCGTTGTATAAGTTAAGGCTGGCAGGTGAACTCCAATAGGTATATTCTACTTCATATGCAGCATCAGGAACTGGTGTAACACCGAAGGTAGAATTATATGTTTGGAATACTGATGTTGGAGCACTCAATCCCGTGGCTGGTGCAACATCGTCTGTGGATCTATGTATCTGAATATATGATTCATAAGGTATAGGTTGTAGCACTGTAGGTGTATTACCTTTAGCTGCTAGTTGTTTAATATAAAAGGTATCCCAGTCAGAGCTTGAGTAGTCTGAGGGGAAAGAATAAGTAGTAACGCCTGCTGTTAGCGTTTGTGTTGTAGTTGTTTTAATAAAAGGCCACTCTTGACCATCTTGCAGTATACGTCTAATACTACTATTGATAGCATCCTTAGCAAGAGCTTGTACATTTCTAAGAGTATCAAAACCGTCACCAGCAGCATCAATCTGTACTTCATTAAGTCGTCTTAGAACTTCATTTGCAAGTGAGACATATGTTGCCATTATAATTACTCTTTACATAATAAAAGAAAGGGGGCAGATTGCCCACCCCCTCAGTGACAACGCTTAGGCTACGTTGTATTTAGCAGTAACTATTGCTTCAGGACGTAGGATCTTGCGACCATAAAGGTGCATACCACGTACAATATCAGCAAAGCTATCTGGATCACGGTAAGTCTCAGTCTTGTTGATCTGCTGAGCAGTAGCAACACTAGAGTCATGACCTGCAACAATAACACCATAGTTGGCGTTTTGGTTAGCAGTACCAGCAGTAGCTGAACCTGAACCTACAGAAGGCAAGTTGTTAGAAACATATACACGGAAACCATGCAAGTTGTCCAACATCAAACCATTACGTAGTCCACCTGACTGTCCCCAGTCCATGTTCAATAGACGAGAATCTTCGTCAGCTAGGATTTCTTGGAATACAGAATCCACAACCAACCAACGACCTTGCTTATCAACATTGTTCTGATCCATCAAACGAGCCATACGAGCTACCATTTGCAACGGAGTTGCAGTAGCAGTAGCAACAGAAGTTGCGCCAGCTAAACGAGCAGCTAGTGGGATAGAGTGATCGGCAGCAGAACTAGTAGTGATGTTACCAAATGAAGACTTGATTAGCTTGTTAGCTGTAAGTAGTTCATCTGTTCCAGCAGCAGCCGTAGCCTTAGTACCAGAGATTACGTTGTTAACTGCACCAGCGTTAGCATGTAGAGCAGATTGCTTGTAACCAGACAAGTAACCCAAGATTTCTTGGTCATACTGGTCAGCCAAACGATAGGCCGCACGATTACTAGCCATAGTCAGCCAGTTGATGTGGGTCTGTTGCTCTTCAATGTCATCTAGTTTAAATGCAAAGTAGTTAGACTTATCTACAGTTAAAGTAAAATCAACGTCAGTTAAATCCTGAGTAGCAATAGCAGCACCACGGGTGTATGCTGATACAGTAATTTCAGGCTCTTTGATAATACGAACAGAATCGCCAGCATTGGCAATCTCACCAAAGTAATCACTGTTAGTGATCGCTTCGCAGACTGCTGACTTACGAAATTCCATCTGTACTTGTTTGCTATAAATTACAGGTGAGAAATTACCTGAGTTTAAGTTGGTATAACCACTCGCTTTTGCGAAAGCCATGATATATACTCCTATATAAATTGTAATGGAGCTATAACAATATCATAGAGGCTGTTATTCTACAGGTGCAGTCTTTATAAGTTGATCGACTTAATGTAAGATCTGGGCTGTAGTGTATCAGGTTTGTCTATTTACTATTGTAATTGCTTATATGTTATACACGAATTTGCAAAACATATTGTGTTACTCTGTGTAGGGTAGCCGAGTGGAGCCTACTCTTCCGTAACGTACTAGTGTAACCAGAGGATCGGTCTAATTACACTAGAGGTTTAAAATACAGTTATACTGATTTTTATATAAATGTCAAGCTTTATTTAAACTTTATTTAAACTTAACGCGCACTACCGGATATGTCATATACAAAGTTACCACTACGCATTGCCTTGGCAATAGCATCTTGGTGTTCTTCATACTCGCTAATGGTCATAGCTGCTACATCAGACTCAACATATTGCTGTTCACCTGAACCTTCTGTAGGTGTAGAACCTCCACGGGAACTAACGTCTTGTGCAGCACTACGATTATTACCCTTCTTACCTTTATTCTTTTTATTAATACCTGCATCTAACTTATACAGGTCTATAGCTCTGGCAGCACTAGTTGCGTCAGACTCATTATGATACAACGAATCTTGAACCCACTTAGGCTGTTCATCTACCCAATCATGGAATGCATCTTCTTCACGAATCTGCTCAAAGTCTGGATGGATCTGTAGTAGCTTAGCTTCTGCTTTCCCTTTGTTTGCACTTAATTGAAGATCATCAATCTCTTTCATACGACTAGATAAAGTTTCGTTTTGATCCTTTGCAGCCTTTAATGCCATTGTCTGCATGATGTTAGCTACCTGAGGGTACTTACCTGCCCAAGCTGCAATCTCTTCTTCAGTGCTAGGCAATTCCATATCACCTGTTGATGTAGCTTTAAGTTCCCCTTTCAAAGCTTTAATCTGCTCTTCAAAGTCACTCTTCTGCTCTTGCTGATGCCTACGTAGATCCCCATACCTCTTCTTGAAAGATCGCTCTTCCGCTGTATCAGGAGTTTCATCATCCGCTTTTTCTTCTGGTGACATTCCATGCTTTGCTTTTAATTCTGCTAGCTCTGCTTCGTCATTATCCATACGCTGTTGCTTAGTATTAACTCGCATGAAACCTTTTACTTCTGGTGTGTTCTTTACTGCTTGCATAATTTTACTCTCTTGTTGGGGCTAACAGTGGGGAAGTGTACGAGATTGTACACCCCTGATCTTAGGTAGCCAATAAAGGGTATTAAGTTCGTTTTGCTGCCAAAGCTCCCTTTTTAGCTTGTGCTTTCTGTTTTGATTTCTTCTTAGCTGCGAGTCCTGAGGTATTGTCAGAACGCATCTTCTTGACTTTAGGTTTATCTGCCTTACCAATTAAGCCACCTTTAGCTGCATTAATATACCCGTTGCCTGTCTCCTTAGCTTTCTTCTGGCTATAGCCGGAATTACCCCAACCCCCTGTGTAACCACCACTACCATTGTTGCCTCCACCACTACCAGCACTAGGGTGGCCTGATGGTGGAGTGTAACCACCACTACCATTGTTGCCTCCACCACTACCAGCACTAGGGTGGCCTCCACCACCTGTTTCCGGAGGTGGTGTGTTAGGAAGAGTAGGAGTAGGAGTCCTGTCCCCCTGCAATCTAGCTTTTTTATCTGCTGTGGCTTTAGCTATCTTTGCTGTCAATGCTGCGCTCTCGTCTAGCAACCGTTGAGTTTCAGCTTCTATTGAAAGCTCCTCTTCCCTTATTCTCTGTTGTCTAGTTAGTCCTGCTTCTTCTTCTTCTGCTTGGGCTATAATAGCATTCTGTCGGTCTGCCTCTGCTTTAACAGCTGCTTTTCGGTCAGCTTCTTCTTTAGCTATAATAGCATTCTGCTGGTCGGCCTCTGCTTGGGCTATAATAGAATTCTGTCGGTCAGATTCTGCTTGAGCAGCAGCAGCAAGTCGGGTAGCTTCAGCTTCAGCTTTAGCAGCAGCATTTACTTTATCTACCTGTTGAGCCTGCGATAATAAATAAGATCTCCTATCTGCTGCTATCTTATCTGCAGCACTCTTAGCTGCTGTCTTATCACTTAGCTGTTGGGCTTTCATAATATTAATCTTTGCCAATCTATCTGACGTTCCTGCTGCCACTTCTTCAAAGTCAGTGTTAAGTTGAGTACTGTTGCCTATCTTACTATCCTGTATAGCCCTTTTTACATAATCATAGGATAAACCTAACTCTAAACTAAGTCTCTTAATAGTCTGTGCTTGGTCAATCTCTGTATTTTCTGCATCACTAATTCCTAAGTCAGCTAAGATACCACTTTTTCCTAGCTCAACTTCATACTCTTCTTCTATAGCAAGAGCTAAGGCATCTTTCTTTTTATTATCAACGTCTTCATCTGCTATTAATTTATTAATTTCATTAGAATCCATTCCCGAAATCATATCCCTGAATTCCTGATCTTCTTGAAGTAGCCTTTCTTCATACGCTTCTTTATTGTATACTACATCAGGAATTTGTCCCTCAACTTCTGAAATAAGCCTATCCGTTGTACCGCCCTCAACTACATTACCTAGGAAATCTCGTACAACAACATCTTCGCTTGCACCCATTTCACCTAGCAACTCGCTTCCACCCATTTCACCTAGCAACTTGGGATCTCTATCAGGTACTTCTTGAGCTATTACAGGAGCTATAGGAACCTCGCTTACACCCATTTCACCTAACAACTTTGGATCTCTATCAGGTACTCCTTGAGCTACTACAGGATCTACTACAGGATCTACTACAGGATCTACTACAGGAGCTACTACAGGAGCAGGTTGGGTTTCTATAATTTTTGTAACTTTCTTTTCTACTTCTTCTACAGGCTTATCAAAGTGTTTTGCTACTAATTTCATAAGTAAAGGAGGTGCGCCCAACGCTAAACCTACACCCAATACTGCTACCTTTTTAAGTACAGAGTCTATATCCATATTACCAGATAGGAGTTCTTTAATCTCTCCGAATATATCTGGTGTTTCACCCGTTGGTTTACCTGTATAGCTGGGGTCAGGTAATCCCTTTTGACCACGAATAGTATCTGCCGTAGTTTGTGCAAGTTGCATTAACTCTGCTTCAGTCTTACCTTCTGTAAGGTACTTGTCAATTCCCTGAGGGTTTTCAAATCGCTTAACATATAATGCCATACCATCTTCTGTCATTAAACTAGAAAGATATTTTTTATCATCATGCTCTAGTTCAGCCTCTCCATTTTTAGTTGCCGCATCTATTAGACCAGTAATATTATCCCTACGGTTACGAGTGACTTTATCTGAACGTATCTGATGATGCTTCTTAATAGCATCTGAATCACTCGAAGCAGTAATACCTTTCCACGGGTTATTAGGATCATTCTTCTGCATGGTGGATCCACCACCGTCACCCCCACTTGTACCAGCACCACCCCCATCTACAGGTGGTTCTTCCTCTGGAGGAGCTTCACCTTCTACGAAGGGAGAGTATCCTTCTGGAATAGGCTCTAACGGTTGATCATTAATGAACTTGATATTAATCTTATCACCAGAAGCATTAATGTAAACACGATATTCTATTAACTGTGCCTTACCAAACTCTCGACCTGTGAACTGCTTATAGGTAGGCAGCTTACGTACTGAACCCCCTTCTGCAAAGAATTGCATATCCTCGTCTGAGTCCATGCCTTCAATCATAGCATCAATCTCTGCAGCTTCATCTATATCATTATCTGCTACAGGGGAACCTCCAATCTGACCTTCTGCTTCCATCTCACTCAAGCCTGCCTTGGCAGTGTTACGCATCTTCATGAGTTTTTCTAGGCCAATGAAACGTACAACGTCAGCAGGTAATACAAACTCACCTTCACTAAGTTGTGCAGGAATATCATCTCGTACTTCTGCTCCAAGGGAACCCGTAGGAACCTCGTTACCTGATACAGGATCTACACTTGCACCGTCATCTAAGAAACCGCCTTCTTCATAGCCATTCTTACTTTTCATTGTTAACTCTCTCTCGTAAATACTTTAATGATCTTAATGATTGAATTGCACCCTGAGACTGAAACAACTCCTTTGTATCGGTAGTCTGCTCCATCTTTCGGTGCTGCTGTTCAATTAGATAATCCATATACTCTGTAAAGGTTTCCCAAGTGGGCTTATCATTACATAGGTGCTTCAGCAGGAGCAGGTTCATTGCCACTAAATCCTTGTTCACCCGGAGTAGGCACTTGACCCATTCCAATGTTTCCGTTGCCTGCTCCCGTAGGATCAGATGGTTGAGGTGCTCCCTCTGCTGGGCCAGCCTGTGCTTGTGCTTCAGCTTGTTGCTTCTGCATAATCATTGCTTGCTCTTGTGCTTCTTCAATGTTGTTAGTTACCTTATCAGGATCTAGCTCCATTGACTTAGCAATCTCACGGATGATGTACTGTGACTTCATCCAAGGTGCTAAGGCAGGGTTTGCACCTACTTGTAAGAACTGCAGTAAGCGTTGGCTACGTACTTCATTAGCCATGAGGGATTCAGTACCACGGGCTTTAACTTCTAAGTCACCTCGTAAGGTCTTATCAAAATCAAACTGCATGTTAAACTGAAAGAAGCTACGGCCCATTGGCCCTAACAAGTAATCATCAATGTTCTTGATAACAGTCTTTATACCACCAGCAGCAGCATTCATCAACATACTTATACCAGAACTAGTACGACCTACGCCCGTTACACCTGTCTGTCCATGAGAAAAGGAGGGTAAGCCTGTAGACTCATCTGCAAGCTGTCGTGCCTTATCGAATAACTGTAGGTTCTCACCTGATACGTTAGGGTACTTAGTGCCAAACAATGCTTGTCCCGGTGCACCACCCTGTCGCCTAAACACTTTGCCGGGGTATAACTTCATATCTTGGCCGGGAACTAAATTAGTCTCGTCTACTTCAAAGATTAGGTTACCAGAAAGAACAGCATTATCCACAGCCATACGCATAAAGCCATTCATTAATGTCTGAGTATCATCCATGTTCTCAGCTAAACCAATACCAAATAGTGAGTATGGATTATGCTCATAGGGTACTGCGTAATAAGGAATACGTACAGGCTTAAATGGGTTCAGAACAGAACGCAGCACACGGGAATTACAAACCCATATATTTACTTGAAGCTCGTCTGCTTTTTCTAGCTCTTTAGGAATTTCAATCTCATAGTCTATGAGTGTTTCCATATCCATAACGCCCCAGTACTCTAGTACTTCAAAGCGGTCAACACCTGTGTCTGCTTGATAGTCATTGAGGTCATCTTCCCAATATTTCTTAGCATAATTCTCGCCTTTTGTAATAACATCTTCGATGACGTTAGTACGAAAGAAAGGACGCTTCTTTAGTTCACGTAGCTGAGAACGATTTAACTTATGTCGTTGGATAGTATATTGGCACTCACTAATACTTGCAGCATCTGGATCAGGGTAGAAATCCCATACAGAAACATAAGATACTTTAGGTACTGTCTTATTAGTGGGAATATAATTACCCCCTTCATCCCAATCTGGATACTCTTTATCCACAGCCATTGGGCCTTTCATAATACCTGTACCAAATAGTGGCAACTCAAATGCAGCAGAACGTAACTGCTTGGTAGCTTCGGACTCTTCTAGCTGATCATGGATCTTTTTCTCCATGCGCTTAGCTGCAAGCATAGCAGGATTATAGTTAACAGAAGTAGGCGAACTACCTACACCTTCTTTAACATCCTTGCCTTCCAGTTTATCTTCTAATACTCCAAGCTTTAGGGAAGCCTCAGTAGCTCCTGCAGGTAGTTCTTTACCATCCCCGGCAAAGCCATAAGGACTATCAGCATCACTTTCACCCTCTTTGGCTGGGTCATAGTGTACATCTCCTACCACGCCTTCAGGTAGAACAGTAGGATCTACTGATAGTGGGAATCTACCACTACTAAACAGCACATCTGTTATCTGACCATAAGCAGCTAAAACTTTAGTCTTAGTTACTTTAATAAATACGCGAGACTGTTCAGCTTCTGTGAATTGCACATCAGGACTATATAGCCCCCTATAGTTACGATAGCTACGTAACCATGTTTGCTCATAATGTCTACGAGAAGTCTCTGCTTTAGTAAAGCGTTGAGTTACTGTCTCTACTAGACGGTTGACATATAACTTCTCTTCTGAGGAGTCTTTAACATCATCTAGTGAAACAGATTCGGTGCTTATCTCTGATATTGGTTGTTCTGCCATTTGTTACTCACAAAGTGTTTTAGTTAGTACCCGAAGGTGGAATCGGCAACTGCCATTTTATTAGATCGTGCTGTTGCTGGGTCGTAGTCAAATACACCATGCCTAGGGCGAGACATTACTCCGTACCTAAGTGCATCATATAAGTGATCATGTGCATAGTTAGTATCTATATCTTCTGGGTTCTTTTTATCAAGAGGTATGATAGGGAACTGAGAGATAAGGTTACTACAGTTATTAAAGATTACCATACGAGGCTCTTCAGTGAAACCATCCACCTGTAACCTTCTATGTAATTCATTCTTGCCTGATACTCTAGTACCCCTAGACCTATCCGAAGGCCTCCAGCGGCACCCTTTTTGTACCATACGCTCTGCTATACTGGGGCCAGTATCCCCTCTTTTATGCCAGCAAGAAGAGTCTAATACACCATACTGTATCTGACCATCACCCTGCTCTGCTTCTCTAATCATATCAGCTAGATCTTCTGCTAATACTTGGGATACGTATAGCTCTCTATATACAATAAGCTGTTCATTAGGAGCTACAGCGCACCATACAATAGCTGAATAAGACCCATACCCGTAGTCTCCTGCTCTGAACTTAGTCCAGTTACTGGGTACTTCAAACGGTTCCACCACATGTATATTTCTATTAAACTCAGGAAAAGCAGCACCTTCTGCAATGTCCCAATCTCCTTCCAGCAATTGTCTTCGTTGCTGTTCTGGTAGGGATAGTAGGTTTGCTTCATAGTCACCTGTCTCGTTTAAATAAGGATTATCGGATAACTTAGCTGGTATAAACTTTCGTCTGAATAGTGCTTCACCTGCTTTACTGTGAGATGCAGGGTACGCCATTCTCTCCCCAGTCTCTGAATCAGTCGCATCAAATGATTTACCATAAGGTGCTGGATCAATAAACATCTTCTTTACCCAAGCATGGCCTCGGCCTCCGGGGTTTGTAGATGCTCTCATGTAAATAGGAAGATCAACTGCAGTACTACGTAGTCTTGACCTTAGATAGTTCCAAGCAAAGGGTGAACCCCATTGAGTTAACTCGTCAAAGCCAACCCAAGAGAAAGATAAACCCTGATAGCGAAGTACGTCATCATCTTTGTCTAAGTAGGAGAACCATAGTCTGCCACCTGATGGGGCAGTCCAAGTCATCTTACGTTCAGACCACTTAATCCCCGGAATAATCTTAGGGTACATCTCTTGTGACTTCCAGATTAACTCACGTAGTTCTTCTGTTGTATGTCTTAGTAGTAACCCAGAGAACTGGGGGTGTGTAATGTATCGTAGAGGGTCTGCTAACATTGCATATGACTTACCCCCACCAGCAGAACCACCATATAGAACCTCTCGCTCACCTGCTGCTAGGAAGTCTGTCTGTGGGCCTGCATTAGGAGAGAAGATAATGTTCTGCTCTGCCATCTCAACAGGTTGTAGCTGCGGTGTTACTACTACTTCACTAGGTGAAGCGTCTATCTGCAAAGTTTCTTGCACCTTTGCGGTGGCCTTCGTACTTTTCCGCAATTGCTTTGGCTTTGGCGTACCTTTCGGCCCAGTAATTTGCGCTTCTAGCTTTAGTCTTGTTCTTCCTGTCACTGTCTGCTCTCTTCTTCAAACCCATGTGTGAAATACTGCGGCCCGATTGAGTTGTTAGCCATGCCGATACTTCACGGTATGAGTACAACTTCAAGTGTTTCTTTGCTTGTTCTAACAAGTCTAGTTCATCAGGGATTGGTACAAGTATATCGTTATCATCTTCACATAGTAGGTATCCAAAAGGAACTGTCCTGCCTATGCGTGGTATAGGAACCCATTCATATGAGTCTAAATCTATATCGGGTAGTTCATACTCACCTGCACTGGGTAAAACTCCTTCTTCTATTGCTTCCATAATCACTTCTTCTGTTTGGAGGTAGAGGAGAGGGTCGAACTCTCACGCCCTGTGAAGAGCTAACTGGGTTCAAACCAGCATCCAGCGCCAGCTATTGGATGGCCCTACCTGTAAATTGGCGGAAAGTGAAGGACTCGAACCTTCATACCCTTTCGGATGTCTCCTTAGCAAGGAGGTGCAATACCATTATGCGAACTTTCCTTATATACAAAGAGGCTTCCATTCCTCTGCTACACTGGGCTGACCTTTGTGTAGTCTTAAATGCCCGATACCGAAGCAGAGCGGGGACTTGGTGAATGAGGTAGAACTCTCTCAAACATGTAGGGGAAGTAGAGATACAGTCAGCCACTCATATTATATTATTTTATTGGCGGAAGTGCTGTGTATCTCTACTAATTTGGTGTGGAGGTTAGTCCGAATTCTTAGGGGGAAGTAGCATTACGCCACCTGTAGTCTTAACTTCCACCTTCTCTGTCTTAGCGAAGCCTGCCCTATCCATCATATCTTTAGCAGCAGTCATCTTATCTTTGATACCCAATTGAGTAGGGTCACGTAAGGCAGACACCATCGCTGTAGCAGCCTGCGGTGCGTTACGAGCAATGTACATCTGAGTGTGTTCAGCTATCTCGTCCTTCAATGCTTTGATAATAGACGTAGTAGAAGTAGTAGAAGAATAACCAGCTAGCTTCTTAGCTTCAAGTATAGATCCATTAGCCTCTTCAAAGAGTACCTGTAGGAATAGCTGCTGTTGTTCTGATAGTTGTCTCATTATACACCTTGTGTTGAGTTAAATCTCTGTTCATGTAGCTTTATAGCCATACGTACTTGTTTAAATGTGAACCACTTACCTGTACGTACATACAGTGCTTCTCTAACATAGTAAGTTTCTGAGTGGGGAAGATCTGCTTTATGTAGCTTGTTCTCCGCAAGGAACTTATACATCTTTTCAAGTAGATTATCTTTAGTTTTGTCTGCTTGGAGTTGTTCATGTTTATTCATGTTATACAGTTATATCCATTTTAAGTTAAATGTCAAGCTTTATTTTACTAATAGAAGAAATATATTCAAGTTACAATACATTGTAAGTGTTGGCGATCTAGGGTTTGTAGTGTTCACCTTAGGTGTTGGCGATTTGAACCCTACTCACTACTACACTTAAGGTGCTTTGCAGATAAGATACTAGAAGGAAAGTAATTAGAGTGTTATATATTAAGGAGCATAGGAAGAAAGATAACAACTAGAGGAAGGCACCTTATTTGAATACCTTAAGTGTTGGTTTAAGTAGCACCGATAGTGCAGTTATACACTAATCTGGGGAAAAGTCAACAACTAATTGAAGTAATGTCGCAAATAGGTAAGTAATAGTCGCTTATTAAGTAACATAATATCTGTAGCACCGTGTGTGTTACACCGAGTGTACCCGTGTGCTTCTGTTTAGCTGCCCGTGTTTTAGTGAAAGTGGTTTACACCTTCAAATACCTGATCTGTCGCAGCCAACATACATAATAACGCCCTACAGGGCGGTGGCCCCTGCCCCCCATGCCTCCTTTATATCAAGATCAAGACTCTTTATGCCACAAAAACAAAACATATAAGGTATTAGCACCCCATATAGACCACAATAGGTGACACAATAGGCCTATATAGACTTAATATGGTAACTGTTACACAATCAGTGAGACATATTAGATGCTAGGGTACTGGTTAGATATACAGTGGTGGCTAAAAGTGACAATAGGGGAATACATAACAGGACATAAAAGACCTACACAAACAGTAAACAAAAACCATGTTATCACTTCAAACAATAAACATAAGCTGCTACACAATAGGTGTTACATACCATACCCCATCAAAAGTGAGGCATTGCCATTGCCATTGACGGAATTCAGTCAACGAATTAACACTTGTAAATCATACACTTAGAAATTAGTTACACTTAATTGATCAATAGTGGTTGCAAGTGTATGTTAGCTGTTTTAAGATAGGCACATCTTAGCTAATCAAGTTAAGTTAACTAACTAAATAAAAGAGTATATATTATGACTAAATTAAATCTATCTGTTAAGCCTGCAGTTGTTGCTCAATCACCTATCGTGGTTACACCTATCATGGTAGTTAGTACCACTAAGGGGCCAGCTGTTTCAATTGATATTGCTGGAGCTGCCAAGGCTTACAAAGGGCTAGTTAAACAAGCTGGCAAAAGCTTACTTGTGCTTAGATCAATCGGTGAAGTATTGAATGCTATCAGGGCTGATTTTGATTCCAATACCCTGTACGGCAAGCACCTTGCTACAACTGAATTAAGCATTATGTCTAGACAAGATCGTAATGATGCACAGTGGTTAGATTCTAAATGGGATGCTATACAAGCATTTAAAGTAGATAATGATCTATCGACTAACAGTGTAGGTGTACTACGCAAATTAATGGGCAAGGCAGTAAAAGAAAATACAGAGAGTGCCGAAGGTAGCACCGAAGGTGGTGAAGGTGACGATGTAGGCTCCGGTGAAGCTGGAACTGGTACAGTAGAAAAAACCCTTGATATTGTGGAACTGACAGAGCATGTACTAGGCCTAGTCTCTGCTAATGGCTTAACCACTAAGGCATTAATCAAGGCTTTACAAGCTAGCCTTAAGGCGTAAATAGTGGTTATATCATAGGGTATTGTGTATCAGTACCCTAGATTATACCCAATTCCATTGACGGAATTCAGTCAACGAAAGTAAACAAATGAGGTGCTATTGACAAGTGTAAGTGCCACTTGCTATAGTGGCTTATCAATTTATGAATTAGCAAAATCCATTGACGGAATTCAGTCAACGAAATCACAAAAGGTGGCAACATGATTATTTTTAATTATCCTAGTAAAAAAGTATTGAAGGAAAACGTAGGGGAGAAATTACGCTTTATTGAAACGTCTTTATTTGGTGCTGAGTATGTATCAAACGGCACTATGGTAGGTGCAAACCGCCCTCACATAACGGGTCAGGGTAGAGAATTCTTTGCTCAAGTAACGATGATTAACGGCTTAATTGCCAAGGTGGTGTAACGTGAATACTTTAGATACTTATTTAACTATGTCCTATGCTGCATTGCGTAGGTTGGCCCGTGTACATACTAGTAAGAAATTCCCTAGTGAGTTTATGCCAGTGCTTGGCCCTATCATAGGCGATGCAATGGCAAACCCTAAAATCCTAAAGAGTGCCGTTGAACTAAAGGTGCGCACCCTACCTGTAAACATGGCACCAGCTAAAATGTCTGGTTATCAGGTTTGTGCTGATGCGTCACCAGATTGTGAGGCATTTTGTTTGCACTCTGCAGGTAACCCAGCGTATTTAGATGCAAAAACCAAAAGTAGGATTGCTAAAACTAGATTGTTCTTTGAAAATAGGCCTTTATTCCTTGCCTTACTTGTAAAGGAATTGCAGCGAGAAATAAAAAAGGCAGCGCGGGATTTTGTAACACTTGCGATGCGCCCCAATATGACTAGTGATATACCATATGAAAAGTATTCGTGTACCTTTGGAGGTGTCCGAATGCCCATCATTGATATGATACATTTACTGGCACCTTTAATGCCTATCTATGACTACACAAAAAACCCTAGACGCGACACCTCAAGGCCATTCTATACATTTACCTTTAGCCTATCTGAAAACAATGAGACAGATGCTGTTTTGCAGTTACGGAATGGGGTTAACGTGGCGGTAGTGTTTGATACTAAACGTGGTCAACCACTGCCTGAATTCTACACTTTAGGTGGGCAACGCTTTGCAGTTATCAACGGAGATAAGCACGATGTGAGGTATACCGATATTAAAGGTGTAATTGTGGGCCTTACTGCTAAGGGAAAAGCAAGGGTAGTGGGTACGAATACGGGATTTGTCCGAGCGGCAAAGCAAGATACATTTATTGCAGCGTAGGCTTAACAGGTAGCATTAGGTTAGTACCTAGTGTTACTGATTAAACCAATTCCATTGACGGAATTCAGTCAACGAATTACATAATAAACTGGAGTACATAGTATGAATGAATTAGAAGCGGCTATCATGGCAGCACAAGAAAAGAACAGCCTTACTACAGTTGTATCTAAAAAGTACCTAGCCACTATGGAAACTGATTCTAACTTGCTGCAATCTATTGAAGCACTAGGATTGTTAACCCCACTGCAATGGTTAGATATTTACAGACATTTAACTGAGCAAATGGAGTAACTAACATGAATGAATTAGAATATTGGGTTACCACTGGGTGTCTAGTATTACTTGCAGCACTTAACGTGCTAATCATGGGCATTCTTTTAATGGGCTATTACAGCTCAATGTAAACTAAAGGCATACCCTAGGTAGGGGTGCCACCTTAAAACGCCTTAGAGAGCACTACAGGAGCTTACAAGGCATATATTGGAGTATAGGTTATGAGTTTAATTCAAAGTATTGTAGAGAGTTCCTACATATATATACCGCTTAACTGTGAGGCAATGCTTATTGTTGCCACTATAGGTGAAGAGGGGTATTTCTTAGGTGAGGGTGAAGAATCAGGTGAGTCTTACCATGTAGCCTTTAGCGAAGTAGACTTGTCAGAAGACCTGTTCTACAAATTAACCTTAGTGGAGGTGTAACATGGGTACTAGATCAAACACGCTTGTAATTGGTAAATATGATGTTGGCTATGAAGGCACCAAGGATGTACAGATTTTAAATATGTATCGCCAGATGGACGGCTATCCAGAGGGGCATGGTATGGAGCTACTGAAATTCCTTGAACCTATTGAGGTAGTTAATGGCTTCACTAACAGCCAAATTAAGCAAGCCAATGGCGCAGGCTGTCTGGCTGCACAGATGGTGGCACACTTTAAAGTAGGGGTAGGTGGTATTTATATTGAGCCTCCTATGGTGGGTGTTGAGTTTGATAATAATTTCACCTATGCCATTGTGGTTACGGATGATGTTATTAAGGTGGTAGTGTATGAGTGGGACGATAGCATATTTAGTGGTACTGTCCCAGAGTTTAAGAAATTCATAGAGGGGTACACAGAATGAGTACACTAAAAGAAAACAAGAATGCAACAAGGCGTGACCATGAAAAGGCACTTGCTGCCTATGAGTTTAACCGCATAACATTTGCAGATCTTATGTACTATAGTAAGGCAGCAGATGCAGCCTATAATAAATGGTTGGATTCGCTGGATGATGCAGCATATGAAAGGGAGGTGATAGCATGACCGTATATACAACCAAGCAAGCCAAGCGTATTGCCATGATTAAGGCAGCACATATCAAAATAAAGACTCGTAAGGCTTTTGCAATACGGGTAACCATAGAAGATTTATTGCTAGAAAGAAGTACACTTGACAAGGGTAAGTACACTTGTTAGAATGGTAATCAGTAATCAAGGGCAGGATAACTCGCCCACTATAAAATAAAGAGAGTAATTATTATGACTAAATTAGCAATCAAAGCAGTAGCAACTACAACTAGCACTAACGTAGGCACTTTCAATATTAAGCTGAGCGCAGCTCGTACTGAAATGCGTAAGACTATACTTAAGCAGGTGTTAGCCACACAAGGCCAGCCACTTAATGTAATCTTGACTAAGGTAGGTCTTAAGGTAGGGCCAAATGGCTACAATGATCTATTAGAAATGTCTGTTGGACGCTCACTAGGTAATGGGGAACGTACACCAGCACTTAACTTAATTAGCCGTTTACCTAACGAGGAAGACTACCGTGAAAAGTTAGTGTATCTAACTCCAAAGGGTAGCCGCTTACTAAATGAGCTTAACGCTTGTGGCTTACTATGAATAAATTATATATCGTTCTAGACAGTGAACTTGCTATGAATGAGCTGGGATTTAATGCGGGAGGTTGTGGGGTATTTAGCACATATGAGGATGCTTTAGCCTCTGCCAAAGAACGTCATTCATACCCTTACGGCACCTCAGACGAGGAAGTTAGCCCCTATTATGATTATCAGATTATGATTGTTGCGAAAATAGGCCACTCAATAAACCAGCGTGAAATTTACTTTAACCCTCCCAAATAGGGACAAAAACTAACTGGATAGGTCACCCACTGTGGGGCCTATATCCTATAAGGAAATCCATATCATGAATGCACTAACCAAGATACATACACTACCAGCTTTACCTGATTACCTAGACTTTGCACCAATACGTGAGCAACAGACTCGCAATGGTGCTTTAGTAGATGGTAAATGGTGGACTGTTAACCCTAACACTGATGAAGTTATTGGTGATGGAAAACGTAACCATAACCCACAGAATTTCTCTATCATGTGGGATTCTTTACGGGAGGGCTTGTACCACTCTGGTTTACAGTTAGATGGTGTGACCACCACATTCAATACATTTAACAACAATGCAGGTATGAGGGCTGAGATTACTTTGCCTAATCAAAACTTTGTGGAAGCCTTGGGTGAGCCTAGCTGCCTTAAGATTCGCATTGTAGATAGTCATGACCAAACCCAGCGTAGACAGATTGGTGCTATGATTATGCGCCTTGCTTGTCTCAATGGCATGGTGTCAATGGCAGAGAACACTAGCCTATCTCAATTACATACTCAAGGTGCTAACCCTGAGCGTATAGGTAAGGTGGCAGCACAATGGCCTACACTTTTACTGGAAGATGCTGGCAAGATGAAGAAGATGCAAGAAGTTTTCGTTGGTAGGGGTGATGCTATAGACTTCTATATAGAGCATCTAGCTACTACTAGGACACGGGCATCTAGCAAGATTAATTACACAATGCTTAATCGTATCATGGGGATACATGATAACTATAACCTAGGTGATAATGCGTATCGTGTGTATAACACACTGACTCACCTAAGTACTCACGTTGAGTCTGAGGCTTGCACTACCAAGAAGCAGTTGGTGATGGAAGATAAGATTGGAGCTATCGTTAAGGGTGATGCCTTTCAAGAGTTAGCATTTGGTTAAATCCATTGACGGAATTCAGTCAACGAAGTGGTATACAGGAGAACACATGAACATCAAGATAAGTAACACCAATGGTGTCAAGGATAACCGTAGCTATGTACGAGTGTATGTAGATTCTATTAAGGTAGCCGAGGTATCCCCAAGTAGGCGTAATCCTTTAGGCTACCTAAGAAAGTATCAAGGCTCAAAGTACTGGGATTCAATGCAAGAGCAGATCATGGCCTTTGGCTATGAGGTATGGCAAGTAGATATTATTATGACTAAGGCAAGGGGTTTCCTATTGGAGACTCCACCTCAACAGATTGTACTGGAGGATGTATGTTGAAAGTAGAAGATGTTAGCCAGTGGGCAGCTAACACAGTAAGCTTTGAAGATGTAGAGCCTGTATACCTACGGCTATCTAAGACCAATTGGTACGAGTTGGACGAGAAACACTTTAGATGGGTAGAAGGCTCGTCTAAGCTAGAGGAAGCGTGGCTCAATAAGTTTAGGAGTAAGTAATATGAAGACATTCAATGATCTATGTGCTGAATACTTTGAATCCTTTGACTTCAATGCATGTAAGGCTAACACTCAACGTGACTACATCTACTGGGCAGCACGACTAGGTAGTGTACCCGTAGGGGGCAAACTGTTCGGGTTTATGGATCCGAGCAAGATCAACACACCTATGTCACAGAAAGCTTATGAGTATTTACTTAGTAGTGGCGTATCAATGGCTAACCATGTGGTAGGTATTGGGTCTATTGTGTTTGGTCATAGTATACGACTAGGCAGTGTGAACCATAACCCCTTTGCCTACATAAAGCGCAGGTCACTACCCCCACGTAAGGTGGTATGGTCTGACACTGACATAGCGCAGTACCTTAACACTGCATATGGAAAGTTTAAGTGGCGCAACGTAGGTCTGATAGTTCAAATGTCCTATGAGTGGTGCCAACGTCAGGGGGATATGCGGTTATTGGAATGGTCGCAATATGATCTGGAATCAGGTACACTTATACTTGAACAGAGCAAGCGAGGTGCAGAGGTAACCTTACCAACGTCAGTAGGACTACAGGCTATGCTAAAGAAACAGCATGAGGACTTTGGCTTCCAGAAGTGGATAGCACCTAGACCTAGGCCAGTGGGTAGTTTATACCAGCCATACAGTATGCGAGGCTTATCAGTACAGGCTAAGATAGTACGTGATGCATCGGGTATCTCTGATAAGTTACAGATCAGGGACATGCGTAGGACAGGTACAACAGAGTTAGTGGAGGCAGGGGTAGACTTACCACAGATCATGGCTGTTACAGGTCATGCCAATCCTGCTAGTGTTAAGCCTTACATGAAGAACACCTTGAAGAGTTCAACGATGGCACTTCAAGCACGATGGAATAGCAAGGAGTAACGTATGAAAGTAGCAGACAATTATCGTATTGAATCAGATAGGTACAACTGGACATTAGTGCATAGTACTACTTCTAAGACACTGAGTGAGAAGACGGGGCTGTATCCTGTTAATGAGATACGAACCTACCATGCTACACTAGGGCAGGTTGTAGCCAAGCTAGTCACCTTAGAGGTGAAAGGACTGGACAACCTAACTGAGGTATTAGGTAGTGTTGAAAGCATCACAGAGGCTGTCTTAGAGAAGCTCACGCATGACCTAAGGACAGGGCCATACCGATTATTAAAGCATGGAGAACAATTATGAAAGCATCAGTAGACATGACAGCAGCTGCATGGATTCCCATACAAGTAGTAGTTACATTAGACACAGAGGAGGAGTATTTATCCTTGAAGAACATCTACTCAGTACAGGAGGTGACTTCACTGGAATCAGAGCATAGGGTACGTGACAGGACTCATGCTACCAATTTGATTAAGCATATCATTGAAGCTGTAGCTAGAAGTAAACGGTTGTAACTAAATAGGTTGACGGGTGTTCATATCCATGCTACACTCCGTTACCCCCACCGCCAGTGTAACATAGCTAGTGTACTAAGTAGTATGGGAGTAGTATGAGAAGATCGCCAACTAAAATAATACAAACAGCAAACATAAGATCCACATTTAACTACAAAGAGGGGGAGCTTATAAGAATAAACCCATGTGCAACGTGGGCAAATAGAGGTAGAAGGCCAGTCTCAAAACAAAGATATAGAAATATATCATTTGAAGGAGTTCTACTACTAGAGCATAGATTAATATACCTATATCATAATCCTGATATGGATCAGTCTCTACAGATTGATCATATTAACGGGGACAAACACGATAATAGAATAGAGAATCTTAGGGCGGTTACTAATCAGGGTAACCATTTCAATGAAACTAGGGCATTAGGAGCTTCTTATATCGCTAGGCTAGAAATGTGGAGGGCATACATTGTGCTTAACAATAAGCAGATAAATCTAGGGGTGTATGACAACATCCTAGATGCCAGAGCAGCATACCTTAGAGCCAAGAGAAAGTATCACGTAATAGAAGAGGGGTGAGCATGAACATAAGACAACACGTAGTTGATATGGAACTGCCTATTGGCCATTCAGTTAGAACAGATTGTCCTACATGCCATAGAAGGAATACCTTTGGTGCTTCCAATGATATGGGTGTTCTCAAGTGGCAATGCTTTAGTGCCTCATGCGGTGCTAGGGGTATGTTTGAAGGTAGTCTATCTGCTAGTGACATTAGAAGGTTGATGCAGGGTAATGATAGGGATCACATTACAATTGAACCTATTGAGTTCCCACTGAGTGTGTCACGCAACTTACCTAAGGAGGCCACTGATTGGCTTGAATACTGGGGTATACTCAATGAAGGTACACACCTGTGGGACATCAAAGACAGTAGAGTTATATTCCCTATCAAGAAGAATCACATACTGTATGATGCAACAGGTCGTACATTGAACAAGGTGGTGACACCTAAGTGGAAGCGGTATGGTGGTTCAGGTATGCCATTCATCGTAGGCACTGGCAGTGTTGCAGTGGTAGTGGAGGATGCTATCAGTGCTAGTGTGTGTGCCTCAGAGGGTTATGTAGGTGTAGCGTTACTGGGTACTAGCTTAATGGAGAGCCATGCTGTAGCATTGAATGCTTATGATACGGTTATCGTTGCCTTAGACCCTGATGCTTCATTGAAATCCCTACAACATGTTAAGGAACTACGTAGGCACATAAAGAAAGCAGTAGCATTGAAGTTAGAAGATGATATTAAATATAGGTTAGAAGTTGACCTTGATAACCTTAGGAGAATGAGTGATGGATAACTTGAAGGAGTTTCTAAGAGGTGTGGTGTACATAGGTTTCTTAGGTTTTGCAGGGTATGTTACAATTAAATTAATAACTAAAGCAGCAGGAGTAGGATCATGAGTGCAACAGCATTAGAAGCAATTGGTAAAGTATTCACAGATGAAGTACTGGACATCCTACTCAAGGAAGGACTGAAGGGTTACTATGATATAGTTAGCGTCTTCCAAGAGGATACCAGCACTCACCCTAAAGACTTTAAGCATAACCAAGTTGTACTCAAGGCATTGGCGGTAGTCATTGAAGACTTCATGACTCCTGATGAATATATTGAATGGTTAAATGGTAACTCTAAGGAGGATGCATCATGACTACAAAGAACGACATAACAGGTGACGAGATCAAGACTAAGGTTCAAACATCGTCCGAGTACCAAGACAACTTTAACAATATCTTCGTTGGTAAGGTTGTTCCTATTGAAGAAGACATTGTTCCTATTGGAGAAGACACTCGCCCTAAGGATAGAATTAAACAGGGTATCAGTCCTCACTGTGTTATAGTGGACATTAATTCGGAGGATTTAAAATGAGCATTGTATTTAAGCCTAAAATATCTGAGGTATTTTCTGGATCTAAGGCACCCCCTAAGAAGGATGTAGTGGAGCGTAGGAAACACCTGTACACAAAGCAGGAGTTGCAAAGGTTAGTAACCCTACGGGTTCATGGCTTTTCTTTCATCCAAATTAGTAAGCTTATACACAGGGGTCAGGGTGGTGTAGCTAACGCTATTAACCATCACAATCTACATAGTGAGATACGAACAAAAAGAAAAGAACTTCTTGAGGGGATAATGGCATGAGCATAGTCTTCGCGCCTAAGATAGGTGACCATCTACGTAAGACAGAGGGTGTACTTGAGGCCTTTTCTAAGGGGGAGTTAGCAGAAGTAGTGAAGCTACGTGCTTCTGGACTGAGCTATAGAGAGTGCGGCCTTGCCATAGGCAGGGGTGGGAGCAGTGTTGCTTCTGCTGTTAACTACTACAATTTGTTTGACGATATAGCTTCTTATACTACCGGTACGTAATGAGATGGGGGGTGACATATGAAAGAAGATTACAGTATTGTAACAATCACCAAGAAAGAAGCAGCCTGTATCCTACTCAAATATCATTACCTCAAGGATGAATCCAAGGGGTTCAAGAGTGGGTACAACTATGGCCTTATGTGTGGCACTGAACTTGTAGGTGCCATAGTCTTCACTGGCTTCCCTGTACCTGAGTTAGCCAAGGGTTGCTTTGGGTTAGAGAGGACACAGCAGGAAGGTCTGTTTGAGCTATCAAGGCTATGCCTACACCCTAAAGTACAGGGTACTGAACACAACCTGACCAGTTGGTTTGTTGCAAAGGCAATGAGGCAGCTACGTAAGGACACCAAGGTTAAGGCACTGCTCAGTTATGCAGATAGCAACCATCATCAGGGTACTATATACAGAGCCTGTAACTTCAAGTACTATGGGCTAAGTGCAGCAAAGAAAGACTTCTGGATAGAGCAGGATGATGGGTCTTATGTGAAGCATACAAGAGGGCCAATGAAGTTACTCAAAGGTGAGTGGCGTGATAGGTCTAGGAAGCATCGGTTCTTACTAGTGTATGATAAACAATTGAAGTGTAGATGGGAGGTATGTAATGATGAACAAACCTGATTGGACAGACGCACCGCCATGGGCTAACTATTTAGCAATGGATAGTGATGGAGATTGGTATTGGTATGAGTTTAAGCCGTGGTTAAACACAGTTGTAGACATATGGAACCAGAGCGGTAAGGAAGAAATGGCATGTGATAATGTATCTTACTCTGCAGCAGACACATTGGAGAAACGACCATGAGCAATGGTATTACAGTACTAGAAATAGTGGATCAAGCAGACGGTTCAGGTATAATGAATATGGATATAGAGGAGAAAGAGATAACCTCCTTTGTACAATCGGGGCTAGACTATGTACTCACACAGATGCAGGTTCATGATGAAATAGTACAGTTTGAAGCTAACACCTTTGCTAAGCATACACGGACAGTGGAGTTGACTGATGAAGAACTTAACATCCTGTTTCACTTTGGGGTTATAGGGGCGATCAGGAGGGGTATGCGTGAGCAGAACAAAGAAGAAGAAGAAGACGGGGGGTAAGTCTGTAAGTAGGTCTTGCGGTAACAACAAGGGATGCCCTGTGTGCGAAGGTAACAGACTTCATAAGCACAAGAAGCATTCCCCCATCAAAGAGATACATGCTATACATTAAAGTGTAAGCCATACTGCACAATGTATACAATGAGGAACATATTATGGAATTAGCATTACTACGAACACTCATGGATAAAGACTTCCATGATAACCACAAGGGTATCCGTTGCCCCAACAGTATATTCAGCAAGGAAGGTCGCAAGGTTAAGGCTACCATTGATGCTGCCATTACTACCTACGGCAGGGATGTTACACCCATAGAGGTGGAGGCACTGTTCTTCTCTAAGAACCCTACGATCACTACAGCACAGAAGGATTCCTATCAAGGTATCTTTGACAAGGTAGAGCGTGAGGCTATCATGGGTGTGGACATAGCCAGTGATGTACTGTCGGATATGTTCCGACAACATGTAGGAGAAGAGGTAGCTAACCTTGGCTTTGAATACGTCAATGGTGAACACGCATCTCTTGAACCTCTACGTGCCATACTAGATAATTACAATGAGGACTTCACACCTAACCTATCGGTTGAGTGGGCTGACATTGATATGGATTATCTATTAAAGAAGAGTGACCTTGAGGCTCAGTGGACGTTCAACCTACCTACCTTGGCACGTAAGGTGGAGGGTGTTAATGGTGGTCACCTTATTATGATAGGTGCTAGACCTGAGACAGGTAAGACTTCTAGCCATGCGTCATTCATTGCTGGCCCTAAAGGTTTTGCAGAGCAGGGCGCACAGTGTCTAGTGTTATGTAATGAGGAGGCAGTACACAGGGTAGCAGCACGTTACCTCAATGCATCCACAGGTATGACACTCAATCAGATACGGGACAATCCTTCAGCAGCTACTGCTAAGTACCAGCGTATCAAGGATCATGTTAAGTTCATTGATGCCACAGGTAAGGACATGGCATGGGTTGAGTCGGTCATTAAATCCTACACACCTGACGTTGTTGTACTAGACATGGGTGATAAGTTTGCTAGGCTCAATGGTGCTGCCCGTGAGGACATGATGCTCAAGGCTAATGCTATCTATGCTAGGGACATTTCCAAGCAGTATGGGTGTGCCATGTTCTATATGTCACAGCTAAGTGCAGAGGCAGAGGGCAAGGTAATACTTAATCAATCTATGATGGAAGGTTCTAAGACAGGTAAGGCATCAGAGGCTGACCTTATGCTACTGATTGCAAAGAACCCTGCCATTGGGGAGGATGATACAATGGAAGATCCAATGCGTCATATCAACATAACTAAGAATAAACTATCAGGGTGGCATGGTAAGGTTACATGTATGCTAGATGGAAGGATTGCAAGGTATGGAGTATGAACAACTGAAGTTATTCATTGAGGACATAGAGTTATATGAAGCACATCCTGAGTGTGAGGACACAAAGATATGTTCTAAGTGTGTTAACATCCTACCCCTAAGTGCCTTCTCCACGGCTAGTGGTGGTAGTTACCTAAGGCCAGAGTGTAAGGTGTGTGCCTCCGACTTAGCCAAGGTACGTAAAGGGCTTAAGGATTTGCATGGACAGCCTCCCGAAGGATACGAGTGTCCTGTTTGCTTATGTGATGAAGCACAGGCAGAGGGTAAGGGGGGTAGTGCAGGTAGATGGGTGTTAGATCATTGTCACAAGACAGATGATTTCAGAGGTTGGCTTTGTCATAGTTGCAACAGAGCACTGGGCTGCTTCAATGATGATGTTCCACGAATGCAGAGAGCAATTAAATATATTAGGGGGCAGTTATGATTACTGTATTGGATGTAGAGAACACCACCTGTAAAAGGGATGGTAAGCAGCACTTTGACCCCTTTGAGGCAGAAAATGAATTAGTAATGGTAGGTATGTTACAGGTAGACACAGTAGCTAGGCCCGTTAAAGGAATAGAAACTGTAGTTACCTTTACACACTCAGACGAGGAGCCTACTGTAGGTGGAGAGGTGATTACTCAGGGCATCTTAGATGCTACTACGCTACTGGTCTGTCACAACGCAGTGCATGACCTTACGTGGATCTGGGAATGTGGGTTCACTTATTCTGGAAAGATCTATGACACAATGTTAGGTGAGTATATACTTAACAAGGGTATCAAGTCGCCCTTGAACCTAGGCTTTGTGTCTGCCCAGTATCAACTGGAAGAGCAGAAGCTAGATACTATGTCTGACTACTGGAAGTCTGGCACATCTACAAAGGATATTCCTTTTGATGAACTAGACGAGTACCTACGCTATGACTTGCGTTCTACTCTTGGTGTCTACAAGAAACAGATGGCACGTTTTGCTAATGCAGAGAACAGTAGTATGCAGTCTGTGTTAGACATTACTATGGACACCTGCTATGAGTTAGCTCTTATCTATATGAGGGGTATCAAGGTAGACTTAGTAGAACTAACCAAGGTAAAGAAAGAGTTTGAAGAAGAGAGGGCAACCTTAGAAGAAGAACTGATGGAGTTTGTAGAGGAACTGATGGGGGATACACCAATCAACATCAATTCACCAGAGCAGCTATCCACCCTAGTCTTCTCACGGAAGGTTGTAGACAAGAAGAGGTGGGCTGAAACAGTCAATGCATTCATGTCTGACTCGTCATTCAAGGATGCAGTGCGGTCTATGACGGGGCCAGTCTATAAGACTAAGGCTAGCAAGTGTGTTGTATGCAATGGCACTGGTATGGTTCAGCATCTTACTAAGAAAGGGGTGCCTCGTAAGAACAAGAACATCTGCAAGTCATGTGGACGACAGGGTTACGTACTAACTAAGACTAAGGTGTTGGCAGGGCTTAAGTTCTCACCCCCTAAAGCTACGTGGGCTAGTGCTAGTGGATTCAGTACTGGTAAGGGTATCCTTGAGACACTAGAGGCAGCAGCTAAAGGTAAGGGCATGGTACGTGAAGCTGACTTCTTAGCCAAGCTACGTAGATTGAATGCTGTATCATCTTACTTGTCCTCCTTTGTGGGTGGCATTGAGAAGTTTACTAAGGCAGATGGTATGCTACACGTACAGCTAACACAGCACATAACTTCGACAGCTAGAATGTCAGGCCGTAACCCCAACATGCAGAACATGCCTAGGGGTGGTACGTTCCCAGTTAAACGTGTGTTTATATCACGATGGAAAGGAGGTAAGATAATGGAGGCTGACTTTGGGCAGCTAGAGTTTCGTGCAGCAGCCTACCTATCACAGGATAAGTTAGCTATCAAGGAAGTCATTGAAGGATTTGACGTACACCAGTACACAGCAGACATTATTGCAGATGCAGGCCAGCCTATCTCACGACAGGCAGCTAAGGAGCATACCTTTGCACCCTTGTATGGTGCCTCTGGCTATGGTCGTACACCTGCGGAGGCTGAGTACTACACTCACTTCTTAAAGAAGTACAGGGGCATAGCTGAGTGGCATAGGAAGTTAGCCACAGAAGCTTTAACAGAGAGGAAGATTACCACACCTTCGGGTAGGCAGTTTAGCTTCCCCGATGTGGCAAGAAGGAAGGATGGTACAGTAACTCACTTTACCAAGATTAAAAACTATCCAGTTCAGTCATTCGCTACGGCAGATATTGTGCCTGTGTCAATGCTGATGATGGAAAAGGTAATGAATGAAAGGGGTTTGAAAAGTTGCATAGTTAATACAGTTCATGATAGTATGGTGGTGGATGTACACCCTGACGAGCAGCAGGCTATGATAGATGTAGTCGTAGAAGTAGAGAGTAAGTTAGTAAGCACAGTAAATAAACTGTGGGATATTGATT